GTGGCGACAATCCCCGATGATGAGTCCGCCAAAAGACGCGCTCAGCTGCTGCAAAAGTATGTGATGCCGCACAAGAATCTGGTGTACAGCATCTGTATCAAGTACACATACAATCAGGAAGATATAGAAGATAACTATGTCGAGGCATTAGTAAACTTCTACAAGTATATGGACAGCTACGACCCTGCAAGACCGGTCAAAACTTGGATATATGCAGTAACAAAACGCCTTGTAGCCGACCTCAATAAGCGTAATAAAACCCGTACTCCGCCAGACGATAGTGTCGATGTAAAAGAGTTGCGTTCCACATTTTTGGATGAGTGCAACCCTTCGGCGAACTGTATGGGTATGAATAACTATAAGGACTACTACAGCGACGAGATCCTCTGGGCGCTTGAACAGATAAAACCTATCTACCGAGAGGCTTTCCTGTTGCAACAGGCGGGCTATAAAATCAGCGAGATAATGGAGATTACCTACCAGAATGGAACGCTACAAACAAAGAATGTCGAAACGGTAAAGAGCCGACTATTCTTGGCAAAGGCACAACTTAGAAAATTACTTACAAGAGATGGAGAAAAAAGAGTGGATTGAAGGGTGCACAAAGGTGTTCACGAGATTAGCGAATGAGACTGTATGGGATAATTTTAAGTTTCCCAAAGGCGGTCAAGTTGCCCGTGTCTTAGGTGAGTGCTATGATGCTCTTTCCAAAGAGTATAGGATTGGCTATGATAGACTTGTAGACTTCTGCATTTGTCAAGTAAGTGCAATAAGTAGATATCGAGACTCTTACCGTGATAGGTGGAATATAACACACTCATTTGGGGCAAAGGCTCAATGTCGCTATAGACAATATAATAAGAGCCACCGATATAGTGATACGCAATGGCTTGCTCGACATAAATTGAGCAAGGAGTCTCTAGTGTCCTTAATTCGAGATCGCAGTCATCACCCTTTGGAACGGTACATATATCCTCAGTATGAGGAAGTGACAAAGCGAAAATGGCATTCATCAGATTACGGATATATCATTTGTGGTGCATCAACCCAAATGTGGACACCGTTTTCTCCCACTTGCCAAAAATGTACTAAAGCATCGCTATGCAGAGAGCGAACAGAGCATGTTTTACACGAATTGTACAGGTTGCGTATAGAGGCCTGGAATAAACACCTTCTCAATGAGTAACACTACAAAAACATTAAGTATAGATTTCCTATATGAGCTTTATGCAACGGCATTGAAGCAGGAGCATATCTGTAATATCGTTTCGCAACATATGCGTAAGGAGTATCTTCCAGATACAACCTTTCAAAGTGTTCATGCTGCGATACGAGCACATTATCTTGCATATAACGAGGCTCCTACATACGGAGTATTATTGCAAAAGTTTACCGAGGATGATGATGCTACCGAGTGTATCAATACCATACAAGACTACGACGAGGGGCAGAATCCCGAGGCTATTATTGATATGCTTGAGTCTTACATCAAAGCCGTTAGACTCCAAAAGGTGTATGCAGAAGTAGGCAAACTATATAATGACCAGCAGCAGAACGCAGCTGAAAAAGTGCTTCGAGAGTATGCAGAATGGGTTGCGGGATTTACCTTGAAGGGCTCGTCTTTCGTAGATGTTGCCAAAACATTTATGGAGCGTTACGAGGCAAATAAACGCAGAGAACTTGCCGAAGCACAGTCGGGAGCCGCACAAGTATGTCGTTTCTATATTCCTTTTCTGGATGACCTGAACAACGGAAGAAATCTCCGTGGCCAACTTTCGTGTTTTCTTGCATCAACAGGTGTCGGTAAATCGCATATTGCAAAGTGGATAGGAGTGAGAGCTAATATTGATGATAGACTCAATGTGCTCCACTTTCAGTTGGAGGGCTCGGAAGAAGAAGCCTTGAACGCATATTCCGGTGGACTTGTATCAAAGAGTGCTTACTACTTTGAAAAAGGCATATTCGACGAGATACAGATAGCAGAGTTCAAGAAGCAGATTGATTCGTACCACGGCAGCATCTTAGTGAGAAGTTACCCACGATTTAATGCTCAAGTCTCAACCCTCGATATAAAGAATGGTATAACGGAGTATCGCAAGCTGGAAGGTCATAACCCTGACATTGTAATTATTGACTCTATGGATTTGCTCACCGATGCTACGCGCCGCAATTGGGGAGCGGAGCACGAAAGATCCAAGCGTATTACCGTTGCTAATGACTTGAAAGACCTTGCCGCCGATGAGAATGTATGGATGGTTGTTACCTACCAATCAACGATTGAAGATAGGGAGTGGCTGAATGATGAACGCAATGTTCTAACGGAGTACAATTGTGCAGAGGCAAAGGGTCTCGCTCGCCCTTGTACTCACCTTATATCCTTGAATCAATCATCTGCGGAGCGACAGGAAAACATTATGCGTCTGCATATCGCCAAGAGCCGCTTCTTCAAGAAGGGAGCTACTATTAGAATCGCAACTGACTACGATAATGAGATATTCTACGATAATCAGAGAACCTCTACTTTATCGCAAAAATAATTTTTTGCTCACTTTATAAACTTTAGCTCCTGCACTTCGACTATTCCTAAGTATATGAATTTATCAGCGAAGGAATATCAGCATTTGGTGCAGGAGATAGCACGCGAGACGGGCGCAAAGCGTGACGGTACGGGTAAGAACCTTATCGTGCCGCGTTGCCCCTTCTGTGGCAAGTCGGGCGGCAAGTTCGGTATCTACATTGGACCGGAGACTGCCCGCCGTGAGCCCTTTATGGCGCATTGTTTCTCGTGTGGAAAATCTACGCGAACTCTCGGACAACTCTTGGAAGCCATAGGTCGTATGGACCTGATGGTTACTCCTACGGCAGATATCACCGCTCCCTTACAATTTGTCTTGGGTGTGGAGCCGGAGGAAATTGACGATGCGTTGACCGTAACCGAGTTGCCGGACTTCTACAAGCGAACATTCAGCCACCCATATCTCAAAGAGCGAGGTTTCACCTATGATGACTACGACTATTTCCCGGTGGGCATAACTAACCGCCTCAATCCTCGGTTTGAGGATTATGTGATATTTCCCATCATTGACAACGGTGAAAATGTGGGCTTCGTGGGCCGTCATACCTGGTCGAAGAGCGATATCGATGCCCATAACCGTAAGGTCAAGTACAATGGTGGCTTCAAGATATTGCGCTACCGCAACTCTGTCAATAACGACTTCTCCAAACTACTATATAACTACGATGCTATTCACGAGGGTGAGACCGATACGGTTATCCTCGTGGAGGGCATATTTGATGTTATAGCCCTGACCCGCAAGATGGAACTATACGACAATCCCAGAGTGGCTGTTGTTGCAACTTTCGGAAAGAAGATCTCCGATGTCCAGGTCTATAAACTCCAATGCAAGCGAGTTCAGACGGTGATTGTCGGCTATGATGGTGATGCTGTCGAGCCTGTAAAAAAGGCCGCCAGCAGACTCGCCAAATACTTCACTGTCTTTGTCGCCAACATCGCAGATGCCCATAAGGACTGGGACGAAATGAGCGTAGAGGAGATATTCGAAATCTTTGTTCAACGCCTTCAATCGCCCTCAAACTTCAAACTACGAAAGGTTCAAGAGTTATGATACAGCAACTATACGAGTGGCTCGATGCCCAAAACATAGACTATACTACCATCGACAATGAGGTCGTGGAAATCCCGAACTTCGGCAAGATGTTTCTTGCGGATCTGTCGGGTGTGGAATCAATCTTCAAAAGCAAGGATGGCGAAGTGAGGTTCAACCTTATGGAAAACCCACAGGAGTTGCAGGATGAGGGAATTTTCTATGTGGCGTTTCCCTTTGGCAATAACTGGTATTACTATGACCTCCGCGAAGAGTTTCGCTTCAATATCCTAAAGCATATAGGAAGGCCAAAGCCACCGAAGCATAATATTGCGTTTGTCAATCTCGGCGTGCATACGCCTTTTGAGTTGCTTAACGCATCGGGCTCGATAGATGGACTATGTCGCAAGGCAAAGTGGCTTGGGCATACAGCCGTGGGCATTTGTGACCGCAACACAATGGCCGCCACGCTCAACCTGCAAAAGGAGTGTGCGAAGGCAGGGCTTAAACCTGTGTTTGGCTATACTCTTACAATGCTGCATAACGAAACAAAAGTCGAGATAAAGATATACGCTCTCAGCAACAAAGGACTGCATAACCTGCTCAACATTCAGCGAGAGGTAATGGTAAACTCCGAGGATAGTGTCATCGAGTACTCGAGACTATTTCTCTATGCCGAGTGGTGTGCCATAGTCTTCACCACTCGCTCGGCATACTGGATAACGGAGAATCCTCGCCATGTAGAGCGACTTAAGGAGCGGTTCGATGCCGTCTACTATCAGGTCGATGGCAATGAGTATAAGGCAGACCGTATAGACCGAGAGAAGTTAGCCGCACTGAAACACTATTTCGAGAATTGTTACGATACAGCAAACGAATCATTCAGCGTAGAGCCTATTCTTTTAGCAGACAGTTACTACATAGACCGTGATGATGCTAAGTCGAAGATCGTACTTAACAAGATTGCTACTGGTGCTGCCCACGAGCAGAGCGAGGAGCAATACTTCAAAAGTGTAGATGATCATTACAACACTCTGCAACCACTCTTTTCGGAGAAGTGGGACTTTGACAGACTCTTTGAGAGGATGTGCCGACATACGGTTGAGATTGCGGAGCGTGCCGATACAGCCTTTGAGACGGGCAAGATGTTTATGCCCGAATATATGATGCGCCCCGAGGAGCAGGAGCGCTATGGCGATAGACGCACGATGTTTCTCCGTCTGCTCGATGAGGGGCTCGCGGAGAAGATCCCGGAGACGAAGCACCAAATCTATCGAGAACGATTAGATGATGAGGTATATATCATCGAATCGACTGACAATGTGGATTACTTCCTTGTGCAGTGGGATATGGTGCGAGAAGCTAAACGCCGAGGCATTGCGACGGGTATCGGCCGTGGCTCGGCAGGAGGCTCGCTTGTATCGTATCTGCTGGGTATTACCTCTATTGACCCGATAAAGTACGACCTAATCTTCTCTCGATTCCTTGTCCCGGAGCGATGTGGACTTAGTTGGAAAGATAAACTGACGGTTCTTGCTCCGGATATACCCGTACAGCGAGGTATGGAGTACATTGAGGTTGAGATTGAAAATACGATATACATGCTGCATCCCGAAGCCAAACTGCGCATCGTGCGTGATGGCAAGGAGATGACTATTACAGCCGATAAATTGAGTTGTGGCGATGACATCCTATTAGACCGCCGAGATTGCTTGTGGAACTTAAAGGAGATAGCCAATGAACAACTACGAACATCTGAGCCCCTATAACGGTTGCGACCTCTACCAAGGTGATGCCCTCGATGTGCTTCCTATGCTTGCCGAGCAAGGCATCAAGGCAGATATGATACTCACAGATCCTCCTTACGGCACTACTCACTGCCGTTGGGATTCGCCCATAGATATAACGAAGATGTGGCAGGTACTTCGTGGCGTTACTACGCCTACGACACCCATACTGCTCTTTTGTCAGCAGCCATTTACCAGCGTGCTTGGAGCCTCAAACCTCAAGCAGCTACGCTATTCGTGGGTGTGGGAGAAGACACAGCCCACGGGCTTTCTGAATGCCAAGCGTATGCCAATGAAGGCCCACGAGGATATACTTGTATTCTACGACAGGCTGCCGATATACAACCCCATAAAGACCGATGGTCATAAACGCAAGGTTGTTATGGCGGCACATCAGCGTAAGTGTAACGCCGGAGAGATATATCATAAGCACGACAACTATCGGGACTATATCTCCACAGAACGCTTTCCACGCAGTGTTATCAAGTTCAAAACCGATAAGCAGACATCGTGCCTGCACGCTGCGCAGAAGCCTGTGGCACTGCTTGAGTACCTGATACGCACATACACCAATGAGGGCGATTTGGTGATTGACTTTGCTATGGGTAGTGGCAGTACCGCCATTGCCTGTCGAAATACAGGACGCCGATTTATCGGAGTCGAGATTCAGAGAGACATATTTCAAACCGCATTAAAGCGAATAACAGATGAGTGATACCCAGGAGATCTGGGTGGACATTGAAAACTATGAAGGGTATTATCAAGTCAGTAACAAAGGTCGTATCAAGAGCCTTGAAAGGGAGGTTACTTCGGGCGGCATTACACGCACGCAGCCCGAGCGCATACTAACGCATTGGTGTGGCAAGGCATCGCTCTATGATTGCGTGAGATTATACAAGAACGGCAACGGAGAGAAGTTCTCCGTGCACCGCATTGTGGCAGCTCATTTCCTCGATGATTGGGACCCCGGATTGGAGGTGAACCATATTGACGGCAATCGCTACAATAATGCTGTGGAGAACCTTGAGATGTGTACTCATCAGCGCAATATGGAGCACGCCATAGCCAATGACCTCAAAAATGACTATGGCGAGAAGAGCCGTAATGCAAAACTAACCAACGCACAGGCAGAGAGAATACGCGAACGCTACTATGCAGGTGGCATAACGCAGTTGGAATTGGCGATTGAGTATGGTGTATCGCACCAGACCGTGAGCTGTATTGTGCGACATAAAAAGTATATCCGATAAAGCCTATGGAAGAGATTTGGAAGGATATACGAGGCTATGCAGGGCTCTATCAAGTTAGTTCATTTGGGCGTATTAGAAGTGTAGATAGGATTGTACGCAATGCAACAAGTTCCTACGCAAGGCAGGGGCAAATAATCAAGCCATGGATGGGTAAAACCGCTATCTATTACACAGTATGCCTAAGCGGAAATGGAAGGTGTCTCAAACGAATGGTACATAGAATCGTTGCCGAACATTTCTTGCCCGACTGGGATGCATCAAAAGAAGTTAATCACATAGATGGTAACAAGCATAACAATCGAGTAGACAATTTGGAGATGTGTTCCCGCCAAGAAAATATAAGGCACTCTATAGATGCAAGACTGCGAAACGATAGTGGAGAAAATAGTTCCAATGCTAAATTGACTAATGAGCAGGCTCGGTATATACGAGAATTACATCGTTCGGGGATTATGCAAGTAGAATTAGCCCAAAGATTTGGCGTCTGCAAACAGACAATATGTGATATAGTGCACAACAAAAAGTATAAAGATGAAAGTAACTAGTGTAAAACTTAAAAAAGCGAAGGGTCAAATTATAGTTATCGACTCCTTCGTGGGAAAGGGACTTGTGGAGGGCGGACATTCCGCCCTCCCGTAACTCGGATATCGATGTTGATTATGCCTCGGACCGCCGTCAAGAGATGAAGGACTACCTCGAACAGCGATACAATGTTGGTGGTCGTCAGCGTGTGTTCTCGGCAGGAACATTTACTACGCTCAAACTTAAAGCAGCACTCAAAGATGTGGCGCGAGTACACCGTGTGCCGCACGGCACGGTAAACTATATAACGGCGATGCTCGATGATGGTGCCGACTGGACCGGACTTTTCAAGATAGCCGTTACCAATCGTAAGGTCTACGACTTTATACAGACCTATCCCGAAGTGATTGAAGATGTACGAGTGTTGCTCGGTCAGCCAAAGGCGGCATCTGTGCACGCCTCGGCAATTATCGTCACCCCCGAAAAGCGTGATGGTAAGGAGGCAGATTGTTTCGACTTTTTGCCCATACGCAAGATGGACGGAGCGTTGGTATCGGAGTTTGATGGGTACTCTGTCGATGAGATTGGATTGCTCAAAGAGGATGTGCTGGCAACAAAGGAGTTGGCAAAGCTCAGTGCCACCATCAACCTCGTAAATGAGCATTACAACCAGCAACTGACCATAGAGAAGATAACAAGTGAGATGCTCGATGATGAGAAGACCTATAGGATACTCTCCGAGGGGAATACCCAGAATGTCTTTCAGTTCTCCTCGCCGGGCATCACTCGCTTTATTCAAGATGTGCAGCCCAACTGCATCGAGGAGCTGATTGCCATAAATGCTCTCTTCCGCCCTGCGACACTCGACATCGGAGCAACCGATGACTATGTCCGTTACCGCCGAGGCGATGTGGCCCCGGTCTATAACTTCGGCTGCTATGAGGCAACGAAGAATACCTACGGCATTATGGTCTATCAGGAGCAGTTTATGTCGGTGGCTCACACACTCGGAGGCTTTGACCTCGGCAAAACTGACTACCTGCGTAAGGCTATCGGTAAGAAGAAAGCCGACCTTATGGCCTCACTCAAAAACGACTTCATTGCAGGTGCTATTAAGAATGGTTGTCCGCCTTATGAAGCCGAAGAGATATGGGGCAAGATAGAGACTGCGGGTAAATACTCCTTCAACCGCTCACACGCCGCAGCATACGCACTTACCGCCTTCTGCGGTGCGTGGCTCAAGGCAAACTATCCGACAGCATTCTATACCGTGGCGTTGCAGTGGGCCGATGATAAGGAGATGCCGGCGCTTATGTCGGAGATGGAGCGATGCTCGGTGGCGAAAATTGTGCCACCGGACATCAATCACTCTACGGTGGAGTTCTACACAGACTACAAGGCAAATGAGATTTATTGGTCGCTCAACCGCATCAAGTTCTTGGGAACGAAGGCAGCTGCATATATCGTTACGGTGCGTGCAAGAGGCAGATTTACGAGCATCGAAGACTTTATTGAGCGAATCTTCCGCCATAAACTGCGAAGTAAAGACCTCAAACATTGGGACGAGGTAAACCCGATGGTCGAGAATGGCCGCGTACCGGTTAATACCCGTCATCTAAAGAATATGATTCTGGCGGGCTGCTTTGATAAGATTGAGAATGTACAGGCCGTAACAGAACGATACGCTATACTTAAACGAGCAGCACTAAAATTGGGCTTCAATCTGCGTGAGAGCGATGCTCCCGAGGAGTTGCGAGATAAACATTACTTCTGGTCGCAACAGCAGATTGCGGTTTCGGGTATCGGCTCGATTGACTACCGTCGCATCTTCTCCAACTCACCAGACAGAGCGAAGGTTAAGGGTAAGGCTGCCTACATTTCTCTTGTCGATGTTATGCGAGATGAGAACGATGGTCGCAAGGCTGCTGTGTGCGCTACTGTGTCAGAGTATTCAGAGCATAGTTATACCGATAGGGAGACCGGGAAACGCAAGCGATTTGTGAAGCTGATGTTATCGCAAAACAATCAGACTGCGGAGTGTACGCTCTGGGATGAGTTTTATCGAGCACACAAGGAGGAACTGCAACATATCAAGGGCAAGATAATCATCCTTACAGCAGTTATTCGTTACAGCGACTACACAGCATCTAACACTCTGCAATCATATCGTAACTCACTTTTATTCATTCAGTAATATGGCACCAAAGACAGAACCCAAAGTATATGTAGGCATCGGACTTGATTTCGAGACAGGAGGTCTTGATCCACAAACTTGTGCCTGCACCCAGATAGCAGTACAGGCAGTAAGGCTCGACACTTGGCAGGTGACTGACCAGTACCAGGCTTACATTCTTCCTTACAACAAACAGTCGGCAGGATTACCCACCAAAAAGATACTCCGTACCCGCAGCGAGATAGCCCGGGAGGATAATACTCTTATGCTCTATGAGAAGAAAGCATTGGACTACTCGGCTATAACGATGGATATGCTCAAACAGCAGGGCGTAGATATTATCAAAGTAGCAAATGATATTATTGCTTTTGCCAAGCGTAATACCGCGTCGGTTGGCAAACAATGTAAACCCTTTCTTATCGGGCAGAATATTCAGTTTGACATCGGCTTCTTGCAACAGATGATGAACTACACAGGGCTTATGGAGGAGTTTGAGAAGACCTTTGCCGGAACAAAAGATTACTACGGGCACTTCCAGCCTCACTATATCGACACGATTCTTATTGGTCGATTGGCTTTCGCAGCCGACAAGGAGATAACATCGTACAAGTTGGAGATTGTAGCCTCGCAATTAGGCGTAGACCTCGATGATGCTCACGATGCGGCGGCCGATGTAACTGCAACACTCGATGTGCTTGGTGTCTACACCTCACGCCTAAGAAACAACGAAGGAGCGACGATGGCAACTGGGCAGCGAGACAAAACACGAAAACATTTCAAGATATGACACAGAAAAACAGACTCCCGGAGGAGGTCCCCGAAACCATCACATTCCGCACTGCAGACCGAATGATGTATGGTGCTTTGGGGTACGACGGCAATGAACTGATGGCTGTGATTTCGGGCTACGACCTCGAAATCAAGTTCAATATGCGACTCATCAACTCGCTGGCGGATGCTGAGGCGTGTGCCAATGCTTTGGCCGATGTCTTCTATGAAGCACTAATGGATCAATTATTATGTGAGCGTTCACATAATAATTGTTATGAAAAGTTGTAGGTTATGTGAAATAGAACAATATCTATGTATGGATAACAAATAGTAATACAATTAATTACCTAATAGTTATCCATTATGGGTGTTTGCATAATATTTTTGCGATATATCTATCGTAAGTATAATTATGGAAACACCCCAATTCTATGAATTACGGCAAAGTATAGTAGCTGTATTCAAATCAAAAGGCTATCAAGAAAGTAGCATACGACGATATGCTAATACATGCTAGGGTTAGTAGCAAGATGAAACACGATGCATTAAGGAAACTAAATCCCGGCATTATTAAGACAGGAAAAACCTCATGGCAAAAGAACAAGGTTCTATTGTCATACCTTAAAGATCTTCAAAGTCAACATTGATTTATGTGAAGTCCTCTCGCCCTTTATTGATTGAAGTATAGTAGGTTATGTGTTCTATTTCACATAACCTACAACTTTTCATAACAATTAATTCGAGAAAATAGACCTTTTGCTAAACCTCCCGAAGCAAAAACACCTACTCTTAAATAAAAGAGAAAGAATATGTCGGAACTAAATGATAACATACAGAATAACCCTGAGGAGAAGCCACTCACCGAGCAGGAGTTGCAGTTCTGCGAACTCTATGTAAATGGTGGGTTGGTGTATGCCGGGCGACTGGGTAAATGCTACAAAGAGGCATTTGGAGAGAGTGCGGCAAAGAATCCTTATTCGGCAGCCAACTACTTGATGCATAAGCCCCATGTATTGGCTTATATCAAGAAACTTCTGTCATCAGACCGCTTCGAGATGGAGACTATGGCAGTGAAACTTCAAGTAGCAGAGACGCTCAAAGCCGTGATGGATGAGACAGCCTCATCGGATTATACAGACCGTTTTGGTGTGCCTCTTTCACCAGCTCCGCTTCGTGCCGTTTCGGTTAATGCTGCAAAGGCTTTGATGGATATTTTTCCCATCAAGCACAAGGAGGAGAACAGACTGCGTATCGAGGGTGCTGACGGCAATGTGATATTTAATGTGATTGTCCCGACAAACCCTCCGAAAGATGAGCAAAAAGAGGAAGAGTAAAAGCAAGGTAACCCGAAAGGATATTGCGTGGTGGACCTACTTCGTGATAATGATAGCACTTGTCATCTTCGGGTTTTGGAATAGCGAGGCGGCAGAGGCCCTGCTCCGAGCAATTAGAGAAGCATTTTCACTACTAATGGAATAAACAATGGAACAGCTCAAAGAATTCGTATTGAAGCACTTTAAGGTCATTACCGTAGTGCTCACTTTCGTGCTGACGATGTACATCCAGCACCTGAACAACACCCGCCAGATTGAGGAGTTAATCACTCGATGCGAAGTCCTTGACACTAAGATTAAGGATCAGTACGAGCGTATTGATGCCATTAAACTCGACAAGGCAGTTTTTGAGGCTACTATCACTCAGTTCGCCTCCATACAGAACGACCTGCACGAGATTCGTGAAGACCTTCGTGCACTTTTGGAACATAATGCGGTGTGCGGAAAGTAGCAATGATTCAGAACGCCCATATTACAGTAATTACTTCCAAGGAACTCACTGCGATGAGGCTCGATGACCTTGTTGGTTGTCGTGGCCTCGTCGTGGAGGTTCTCGCAGAAGATCGCACCAGGAATCGTGGTGCTTTGGTTTTGCTCGAAGAGCCTTACTTAGGCGAGTATCTATGGTTTATCCCCGAAAATTCTATAAGTTATGAGTAAGTTTTCACAAATCCTACTGGCAATAATCCTCCTGCTTGGAGGAGTTGTCTTCTTTCAGTTCAAACACTCTGCCCGGTTATCCGATGAGCGAGACCGTTACAAACAGAATAACACCGCTCTGCTATCGGATATCGAGCGTATTAAGGTAGACTCCACAACGATGGCTGTCGATGCTAAAGCATTGCGATTAACCATTGATGAGTATGAGCGATTTCGTGCTGCTGATGCAGAGAAAATTCGTCAGATGGGAGTCAAAATCAAAGATCTTCAGGCGGCAGCAAAACATCAGTTGGAGGTGGCTGCTCCCATCAATGCGGTAATCCGTGATACTGTTTTTATTCGAGATACTGTGCCTGTGATTCAGCAGAAGGTCGAGATGGTGTCGCCACATATTCAGCTTGACGCTATTATTGATAACGATAGTCTCAAAGGTGATATTCGATTGCCCGTTACTTTGCAGCAGACTGTATGGGTCGAATACAAGCGTAAATGTCTCTTTTGGAAGAAGGTTAAGGCAATCCACCAGACCATATCGAGCGACAATCCTTATGTCGATATCAAATACTCCGAATACATACAAATAGACAAGAAATAACCGAAGCCTTCATTCACTGCGAATGGGGGCTTTAATTTTTATAAGTCTTAACCATTAATTATAAACTACATGGCAAGTATTAAACTTAAATTTCGTCCTTCGACGGTTCAAGGAGAACCAGGGGCAATCTTCTATCGTGTTATTCATAACCGTATTGCACGACAAGTGACAACAGATTATCGTATCTATTCGGAGGAGTGGGATGATCAAAACTCCAGTATTATTATTCAGGGTAGCGCCTCCACTCGGACAGAGCATCTATTAAAACTACAGTCGTCCATTGATGAAGACCTCCAACGATTCAGTCGTATCGTTCGGTCGTTGGAACAGAAAGGACGTACATACACGGCTGATGAGGTAATTGCACAATTTCAACGGACTGAAAATCAACTCTTCGAGTTTATGCAAGGCGTAATAGCGTCATTAACAAAACTCGGTAAGATCCGCACTGCTGAAACTTATGTCTCGACTCTGAATAGTTTCATGCGGTTCCGTGAAAATAAGGATATCGCTCTTGATGATGTGAATTCAGAACTGATGATGCTATATGAATCCTACCTGCGCAAAAATAGTGTCAGCCCTAACAGTTCATCATTCTATATGCGTATTCTGCGTGCCGTATACAATCGTGCTGTTGATAAAGAACTCACCACACAGCGTTTCCCATTCAAACATGTATATACAGGAGTTGATAAAACTGTGAAACGGGCATTACCATTGCGTGCTGTCAAGCAGATTAAAGATATGGAATTGGAGAGTAAGTCAACACTCGACTTTGCACGCGATATGTTTCTTTTCGCCTTTTATATGAGAGGGATGTCATTTGTGGATATGGCATACCTGAAGAAATCGGATTTGCGTAATGGCGTACTTTCTTATCGCAGACGCAAAACAGAGCAACAGCTCTTCATCAAATGGGAGAAGTGTATGCAGAACATCACCGACAAATATGCCAATGATGCTTCTCCTTATCTCTTACCAATCATCGACCCCAATAGTTCGCTGGATGAAAGAAAGCAGTACATCTACGCGGCACATAATGTAAATAAGTATTTGAAGACTATAGGTGAGCGGATCGGCGTTTCGATGCCACTTACGATGTATTGTGCCCGACACTCATGGGCAAGTATTGCTCGAAGCAAGAACGTACCACTATCAGTGATCAGCGAAGGTATGGGGCACGATTCGGAAGCAACTACTCGCATCTATCTTGCCTCATTGGACAATGTTGCCATCGACAAAGCAAACAGTATGATTCTGAAATCCTTATAGGAGAATTGTTGGGTGAATGGAAGAAGCCTATAATAAAGCGTTATCTCTATGAAAGAGAGGTGATTACCGTTGCAAATATACGACAAATTCTGCAAACAGCACTATTTTATCATAGAAAAATGTTGTACGATTTTTATGATTCAGCTTAGGTTTAAGGCTGATTGTTGAGCAATTTAATAATGTTTATTTCTATAACCAACTCATTCTCAGGTATCACTTTCATAAAAACATTCTCTTTCATAGAGAAGTTAATTGAAAGTGCAGGTAAAATACTGTAATACAATAGAATAATAAAAAGATATTTGTAGAGAAGATTTTTAACATCAAAAATATTTAGATTATGCAGAAAATGTGTTTTGTGATGTTGACATATAGTTGTAACCTAAATTGCATCTATTGTTATCAGAAGTACAAGACGTCACAAAAAATGACTTTGGAAACGGCCAAATCTGTGGTTGCAAGAGAAGTTCAGTTAGCAAGAGAGTCGAATAATAAGGACGGCGTGAGATTTGACCTATTTGGGGGAGAACCATTACTTCAATTTGATTTGATAAAAGAATTATGTGCTTGGATATGGGAAACTATCACAGATGTTAAGGTTGATATTTTCATCACCACTAACGGCACTTTGCTTGACAATGAAAAGAAAGAGTGGTTTAATGCCCACAAGGAGAGAATTAATCTTATTATGTCCGTTGATGGTAAAGATGATGTGCAAGTGGGCAATAGAGGATGCCAATCTTCCGAACTACCTATAAGATGGATGATAGACACATTGCCTAATTATCTATTAAGTATGACTGTTTCAAGAAAGGCTCTAGCGAATTTTGCAGATGAATTGATTTATTTTCATGAACATAATTATCGTATAGATGCGAAACCTGCACAGGGTGAAGATTGGCAGCCAGGAGATGGTAAAGTATACGAGAATCAGTTGTATAAGCTTGCGGATTATTATTTAGCTCATCCCGAGGTGACTCCTATGTATATTTTCAAAGAGACTTCTTATATTCATTTGCTTAATAATGAGCCAAATGAGAAGTATGGTAAGACTTGTGGCGTTGCGGAAGAACTTGTAGCATACGATGTGGAAGGACGTCTATTCCCTTGTCATCATTTTCTGCCCAATGTAAACGGCAAAACTGATATTTTGGATTATCTGAATACGCTTGATTTTACCGATTCATCAAAATTCGTTGATGAAGAATGTATGAAGTGTGAAATCTTGAAACTATGTAGAACATGCAGTGCTCGTAATTTCAATGAAAGAGGTGATGTTAGCCGAAGAGATAAACGAACTTGTCAAATAATGCTTGCTGAAGCAAAGGTCGTAAGCCAATTCCAAATTAGGAAATATATGCAGAATAAAGATAATCTAAGTGCACACGATCTATTGAAACTTAAAGCAGCAATCAAGTGCCATCAAATCTGTAGTGAGTTTGAGAAGAAGTTTTATGCACCAAAACAATAA